TGTAGTTCTTTGAGATAACTTCTAACTTGATTTACGTTTGACTGTGCTGGCATGTATTTGATACGCAACTTACCTGACTTCTTGCCAACCATCTTAACTTTCATTTCAACAGTGTCCATGTCTTTGAACACTTCTTTTGTACTTACGTTTGCTACCATACTATCCATACGCATAGCACACAGGCCTTCACTAAGTTCTAATGTTAAGAACACACCGTTGAGTCCCTGCGTTATCCAATTAATTGCTATATTCTGCATGAATAAACTTTTACCTGAACCTGATCCACCTGCAAAGATGTTTAGTTCACCTCTGTTCATACCACCAAACAATCTCTTATCCAATGTGGGCCAACCTGTTGTTACCTGACCATTGTTATCTTTAATTGCTAACAGTCTTGCTCTTGGGTCTTCAAAGTAATCTGTTCCCATGTCTTTGGTCAAACTAATCTGTACTGCGTCTTTGATTAATTTTTCAACTGGATCATATTCACCCTTTTCTAACAAGTCTGCAGATTTAAGTATGGCACGTTCCAATTCTTTCTGACGAGTAAATCCTTCAAACTCTTCCATAAACCATGAATAATGATCTTCTGTTAGATCCTTTGCTGGTTTAAGTTCTACTCCTGTAACTGCTTTGACTTGATCTATAGTAGGCAGTGTTTTGTGTTTGTCTGCATGTTCTGCAATAAACTTTGCTGTATCTCTATAGTTTCTATCAAAGTTTTCTGGATTATAGATGTTCTGCACACGCACAAAACTCTGTGCATCATTCAGCATCATTTCTAAAAATAGTTTTTGTAAGTCTGATGTGTATTCTTTATTGGCCATATATATTAATTATACATTTTTTTACGCATAATCTCAATCTTGAGTTTGCTCGTTTCTTTTGCATCTAGTATTGATTTTATTACAAATAGTTTACCGTAACGTTGTACTGCTTCGTTGATGTCCTTGCATGTTTCTTGCCACACAGGAAAACTTGCTGACCATCCATATTCTTGTGCATCCTTTAACAGTTTACTACCTGCTGAATCTTGGTCTGCTACCACAATAACTTCTCTACCTAGACTGTCAATTATGTCTGCTTGTTGTTCTGATATTTCATTGTGCATAACAGCAACACCATCTACTGCCATAGCATCAAAAGGTCCTTCGCATACTACAACAAACTTCCATTCTGGTTGTTGTCTGTTAACATTAAACACATAACCTGTGTCAAAACGATTCCAATACTTGGGTTTTACCTTTGGGTCCACTGCACGACCAATAAATCCTATTAAATCTCTACGCCAATAACAAGGAACTATAACTCTCTTGTGCATGTTGTTTGCTTGGTCATCAGTGACATAAAAGTCATATTCCTGTATGTCTATCTTACGATCATAGACATATTCTAGTGCAGGATGTGCCTGTGTTAGATCTTTAAATGCTACAGCATTCTTAGGCAGTTCATAAGATTTAAAGTTTACAGGTTCTTCTTCTTTAACAATCTCTTCAGGAGTTATTAAATCTTTAATACGAATGGCTTCAATGACCAGTCTTTGTATTTCGTTTTGTCCAGCACCAAACCATGATAACAATTTTCTAAACTTATAGGTTAAATGTCTACCAGGTTGATAACTGGCTTTGAAGTTACAGTTAAAACAATGATAACTCACTGATCCATCTGGATTGTTTGCTATACCACCACGACCACGTCTGTCAGGTGTTTCACCATTATGTTCACAACAGACAGCATTAAAACTGGTCCACCCACTAGGACTGGTTTTCTTTTTACTTGGAAGTATTGTTTTTACAAAGTCTTGAACAGTATTCAGCATACTATTATTATATGCTCATTACTAGAAAAAGTCAAAGAATTATACGCTTGAAACCACGTGTAGTTGTCCAGAAGCACCAAAATTATCATCTACATAAGTAGGCAGTTTCAAGTTGCCACTATTGTAAGTTATAGTATAATTATAATACTCTTGAGTTAGATTAGCAACATTAGCAGTATCCAAAGTTACTGAACCAATTGCGGCTGACACGTTTGATATTGTGGCAGTACTGTACCAAACATTGGCTGTGGTTGCATCATCACTTTTGATAGAAAATGTAAAACTTAACCCTGCAATATCTGCTGGCTTCTGATCATTGTTCTTAAAATTAAGTGTGATAACATTATCAACACCTTTATAAACTTTTATTGGTCGTGTATACACTTTTCTATTCCTTGTTTTAATCGTAGGATCATCGTCCAAAAGTTGAACTTCAATTTTATTACTATATAAATAACTATTGAAACTGGTGACTATTGTCATTGGTGATCCTTTTGTAATATTTATCGTAAACCTATGGAAGAAGCAGTCAAGAAACTACTAGATCAATATCCTTTTTTAAGTTATCTCACCTATGGCGGCAATGAATACATTGGCATCATACAAAACTCAGACGAGATCATTACTACAATTTATGACTTTGCTTTATTAAAAACTAGAGAAGAAAAGTCTGAATTTTTAAGTAGAGCAGAAACATGGTGGTGGGAATCAAATAGAATAATTCCAATCAATGTTTTTCTTAAAGAAGAGTGGTTACCATTTAAGGCTGTATTAAAAACATTTAATTCTAAGGACGTTGATATACTGCATGGACCTCATGTCAGTCTAAAAGAAATATCTGCAAAACGTTCTAAGCGTCGTTCAATAACTCTTGTTCGCAAAGTAAATTCAAATTAACAACAACTAACTGTGCATAGGAAATGGCATGAGCCTGTTTAAAGTAATAGGTTTCATCTGTAGGTTTCTGCCAAATTGTTTCTGCAACTTCCTTCCATGACTTACCTATCAATGATCTTTTTGCTGGACGTATCACACTCAAGAACATGGCCAACCTTGGAATTGAATCTATGGGCTCAGGCATCTTTAACATAGTGTCATAGTGATTATTGATGTGTATCAACTGTTCACACACAGTTCTATCACGTAGTTTACTCCAATCTGGTTCACGCATAAGTTTGACTAGGTGTTCTTCATCCCTAACACCTTTGTAGACATTTACATTAAGTAAATCAAGTTTGGTATAACCTCTATCTTCTGCGGCTTCGTAGTCAATGCTGGCCCATCCTGTGAAAGGATCTGTAGGTATAGCAGTGGCATAAACGCCAGTATTGTGTTTGACTATTTCGCCTTTGCGTATGATACTGGCTGGAGTTAGATCAAGTATGTCTAATACCTGTTCTCTATCTGCAAAGTCAATGTCAATGTCTGATTTAAACTTTACTGTCATAGTCCTGCTTCTTTTAATATTATTTTTAACCATTCGGTATCTGCTAGATAATCTTTAAATTTGCGTTGCCAATATTCTGGATCTATGTGTGGCATTAACATAGCAATTTGTTCTTCATTAAGTCTATCAAGAAACTCAATGCCACTATCACAGTTAAAAACAATCCAAGGACTAATCCTACCATTAACAATATGATGTATAATACGGTTAGAGGAACCAAACCTAAAGTAATCATGAAATCCAGCCAGGGATTCTGTTTCATCTGCATACTCCTGCATTTCAGTTAAAGCACGTTCTAGTGCATCTTGTACTGCTTCTTTGCGAATATATGTTGCGAGATATTCTGCGTATATAGATTCTTTGCACCAATGGTCTAATTTTTTATTTTCTTTGATAACCCACTCAATGAATGTTTTAGTATTAACTGCACGGATACCTACGCAGTGTCTGCCAAACTTAACAAAAGCATTATAGTAAGGTGATTCAGCAAAGTCTGTATAGGTTTTCATTTTAGCAGAACCCTGCGTCATTTCGTAAAAGCGTAGATACGCCTGCAGACCCAACTGGACGCCTACCTCTTTTTCCTGTTGGTATCTACGTTTAGACTCACACATGTGAGCCGCTAGAGTTGATTCTCTACGATACGACTTTCCGCAATACTTGCAGTTATAGTTCGTCTTTGATTGACTTGTCATCGTATCCGAGTTCTCTCGCCATGTCTCTAAGATCTCGTTTATCATTGAGTTTCGCTAATAAATCTATTTCGTCTTGTTTCATATTAGGATACAGTTTAGCCAAAAACTTTTGACTCTTATTATCCCCCTCTTTTTTCTTTGCTTTTTGCCAATAGTGATACTGCTTACCCATACCAGGTGATACTGTGGTGCAAGTTAACCACTGTAGTTTAGTATGCTTGTTAATATCAAAGAAATGTTTATTAACACGTTCATTAGTAGCCATTAAGTAGTAGGCCTGCAGATCACTGTTGCCACCTACGTTAGCACCATACTTCAACATTAGATATGTTGAAAACTTTTTCTTTTGTTCATCAGTAAATTTATCATAGTAAGCACGATCTTTACGATCAAATGCCGCCATTTCATTACCTATGTATAGTGGGTCTGTATTCATAGTAATTCTGCCCATTCAGAGTGATATTTTTTATAGTCATCATTTCTAATATTATCTAGTTTTTGAATATAGTCATTGAATATGTCAAGAGGTTTATCTATAACCGGAAGACTTTTAACAATATTCAATAATTCAGGATATTTTTCATATTTTTTAATTAGTTGTTCTCGTGCCTTAGGACGTATATGAGTTAATTCTGTTTGTGCATTTGCTTGTTGAAATAATAGATTAACTGGGTCTCCCAATCTATTTGTATTCAACATTTCTTTTTTCCAATTAACAACCTCATCTAAATAGTATACATTCAATGCTGACCAAGTGCAATTGATATTGAACATATGATTAACTGGCATATTTTCTTTAAACCACTTAATATTGTCAACAACTTCTTCCCAATGTCCGTTAGTTCTTTGATAATCAAACTGTTTACCAACAGCATCTATGCTAAAATATAGTTCAACTAACTTACATTTTTCCCATAGTTCTAATACTTCTTGGTTAGGCTTTACAGTTGCATTAATATTATAGAAAACTCTAACATCACTGAGATCATCAATTTGTTTTAAAATTAATGTATGATTATCACTTAACAAAGGTTCACCGCCGCCATGAAAATGTATAAGTTTTAGTTTGTTTAAAAATTCTTTATCATTCAATCTTGTTTGAGAATGTTTATTATATTTTTCAAACTTTATCTCAGGATAAATTTTCTGAAATTCCTCGTGTAAACCAGATGTGTTATTAGGGTGGCATATAACACATTTTAAATTACATAGATTACCAAGACAATAATCCAATCCTAATATATCATTAGGGTCAGTATTATCATAGTTTAAATAATTTTCATAAGTTTTCATTGAATTCTGTCGACGACTTGTTCTACCAGCGACTTCTTCTTTATAACAGGTACTACATCCAGGAATTGGCTGATCTTTTTCCATTAGATTTTTAATTTCTAAGTATCCAGAAGAGTTACGTGCATCCTTGATATTAATTTCATCTGACTCATAAAATTCTCCCTCGTAAAAAGAACAAGGTTGATATCTTATTTTATTGTTAAATGATACCAATGAAATATTTCTATATATTTCATAGCAAAAATATTTTTTATTTTTAAGAGTCAGACCTTTATAACAGGATT